TGATTCTTGTCCACGCGTGAAGTTGAAATAAATGCCCTTACTTTCATCATAAACTGAATGCTCGTTAACTTCTTCTTCACTTGGATACCACCAACCTTCTTTACCATTAGTGGCATAAACCCAAGTTCCGTGACTTGAAACTTCTTTAGTATCCCCTTTAAATGGGGAAGATTGTCCAACAACACCTGTTCCAAATTCAACAAAAACGGCGTGGTCTGAATCAACTCGCAATTCAAATCCGTTTTGGAAAAAGTTAATGTTGGTTCTTTCCACAAATGTTGAATCCCCTAATCCATATAGAGTCAGCTGTTTCAACAACTCAATTCTAGCAAGTGATGCTATTTCTCGCATTGCGTTATCCACAGCGTTGTCAATTCCAATTTCAAGGGTTCGCAACATATTAAGTAATTGCCGTTCTGACTTAATGTAAGAACTTGGATTATTCAAATCAATATTTAATCGAATCATGTTCTTTTCACCAAACCATACCTGTTGGAATTTAAGTTGTTTATTTTTTTATCAACTCTAAAATCATAGGTTACGTCATAATCACTAGTTGGTTCTGTTGAAAAAACTAAATCATTTTCTTCCAATGTATCTTCTGAACTGAAAGCGATATATTCATACTCTTTTGCCAAACCACTTTCTGTGTTCAAGAGTGTTCCACCTGTTTGGTAAAATGACAAGGTAGTTGAAAATGGACTATCATATGTAGGGATACGCTCACCTGTTTTGTAACCATCTCCATCAACCTTGTCAGTAAAACCAGTAGGTCTAACAATCCAAAATGTCTTGGTGTTCTTTAAACAAACTCTCATGTAATCACCCTAACTTCTGAATAAGGTGTTTTGGCAATAATTGGAATTTGCGTAATCAGCGAGTCTGAAACATCACCCTTTTCGTATGTTCTACTCATTCCACTTTCCTTGTGACCAGTTTGCCCTTCGACTCCATTTTTATTAAACAATTCTACTGCAATTTTAATTTGAGTCGTTTCAAACTTAGGTTCGACAATGTCAGAATTACGCAAGTCACAAATTATGTCTTTAGCATTATCTAAATAAAAAGCAAGAAGGTCATCACTGACATTTGGATTACCAAGAACTACTTTCAAAGTATCTATCTGTGCCATGGACTACCTCCTTTCTAATAACTACTTTTTAGTAGTCGTTGACTTCTTTTTAGTTGTCTTTTTTCTAGGTTTCGGCTTTGGCTTGGGAAATTCGTATGAAGATTCTTCACCAATATTATACCTAGCTCTCATTTCAGAAGCAGTCATGGCGTGTGAATTTTTCTTACTACTACAAGTAGTTCCACTCACCTTAGAAATCTTGTTGACACCTACATTGATGCCAACAAGTTTTCCTTTATCTTCCACATAGAGCTTATTATCTTGCTCTACAAACATATTACCCTCCTACTATTATCCGTTAGTTACGACACGTGCTAAGTTAATTGCTTTATGAGGCATTTCTCGTGAATAAGATGCACTTACCAATAATTCAGTATCTGGTACGGCAACATCAGTAGAATAATCACCTTCGAAATTAAATCCATAAGGAACCATTGCTTCACGTACACGAGTATACAGCATGTCTTGTCCACCTGCTACTGCCGGATTTCTGTCCATTTCAGCAGGAACTTCGACAGGTGCTTGTGCATATCGAATTGCACCTTGACCTAATAGATAAGTACTATACTCTTTTTCACCACTGGCTGTTCCTGAATCTTCAACGGTTACATTATCATTCACAATTACGGTCAATCCGTTAATTTGTCCAATAGGTAATGCTCGTTCGATTCCAGAAGCATCTGTGTATTTTAAGAAGTTCAATAATTGCAAGTTAGCCAATCGACCAGCAACAACCGAGTGCATGATTGCCAAAGTATAATCGGTAGCATGGTCTCCATTTGCTTTTACAATAGCTTCATTGATAGTAGTTTCAGCAATTTTATTAGCATCTTCAACAGAAGAACCAGTTGTTGCAATGTTAGTTGTATGTAAATCCCAGTCAGTATCACCAGAGATTCCAAACAATGCATCTAAAACACCGATTAGTCTAGCTTGACGCTTCTTTTGCCAATATTTGGCTACACCAGATACAATTTGTTGCATTGGGTCTGCACCAGAGTTAAAATCTTTAATAAATGATGTTGCTTTCCACGCTTTCATACGACCATAAACAACACCAGAGTAATTCCCACCTTCGGTTGCTGTGGCTGTCATATCGTCCACGCCATTGTAGTTTTCTTCGTCTCCACCAAGTACATCATAGTAAGGTGTTACGAAAAAGTTAGAACCGTTTGCAATTAGCCTTGCAACTTCTGGGTCATTAACCACTGCCCCACTCTCTAACATATTGGTCAATACTACGTCTGGTTCGTTTTTCCATTGATAATTAAAAATTTCTTCGTCAAAGGGAAAGTTTAAATTTGTTCCTGCCATGTTTTACATCTCCTTATTCTACAAATGTTTTGTATACGTCTGGTTGATTGTTCTTTAACTCTATTTTTTCAGAATAAGACATTTTATTAAATTTATCTTTTGTCAAACCTTCTTCTCCACTATTTGATGTTGGACTAGGCACTTTTGAGTACTTTTCCTTTAGAGATTTTTCAAGTCTTGATTTTGCACTAGTAATTTTATCAATATAAGTACTTACTTTTGTGGAAGTGACTTCTGGGTCTGAATCAATTAATAAATCTAACATTCCATCATAATCATCTTTACCAATGCCTGCTTCTGAAAATTGATTAATTGCATTGAGTCGATTTTCTTTTTGTGACAAGTTTTTAGAAATATTGTCTAATTCGGATTGCCGTTCTTCTATTTTTTTCTTAGCAAGTTCTTCGGCTGTAAGTTCTTGTTCTTGCTTCCATTTTTCTAATTGGGTATTAACCCCTTTTTCAATTCCAGATTGGACTCGTCTGTCAACCTCGGATTGCAACTTTTGTTGAAAATCTTCCTCTGAATACATACCTTTTGTTGCTTTTTGTACTGCGTTATCAATTGCTTCTGTTAGTTCTTCTTTCGTGAACGTACTTTCTGCCATGTTTCTTCCTCCTATTCCATTATTGGTTTACATAATTGTACCCCAAAATGTGTCCTTATTATATTATACTAAATTTTCACAAAAATGTAACCTTTTCGTTACAAATTAAGGTCAATTCGTATATCAGTGTCCGATTCGTCAAAAATAAACATAGATTGACTTGGTTTTGAGTAAAATCCACTTTCAAAAGCGTAGTCATCAACTCCAAAAAGTGAGCCATTTGTGTATATTTTACTGAATCCAGTTTCACTGGTATCAACTTTGTGCCAATGTCCAAGAAAAACATAGTCTGGCTTGATTCCAATAACTGATGTTAAATTACTAAGTATGTTTGATAAATTATGTGCTTTTAAGTGGCCGTGAACATATACGAATGTCTTATCATTTAGTTGAAAATAGCCTATATTATCGTCTATGAAGTTTTTTATAAACTCTACATCGTCCGATAAATGGCTTTCTACATACCAATCAATGAGTTTTGCGTAACTTTCCTTTTCAATATGGTCTCGCCAACTTTGGTTTGCCCTTGAGTGGTTGTCTAGGACACTTCCATATTTCACGGTTAAGCCATGTTTGACTAGCATTTCTAGCATATATGCCACTAAATTTGATGCAAGCATTATTTGCTCGATAACATCTTCTTCTGAAGCGACTCTTGCTGTAATACGCAAGTTACCTTCAATCAAATCTCCCAAATTAACCACATACAGTGTCGTGACATTGAATCGCCGACATTCTTCAACGGTTCTAGTAATTACATCATTAATTCTATCAACAATAACGCCATAATTACATTGGTTAACGATATTATCAACTTCTTTTCCAATATGCCAGTCGCTAGCCAACAAAATACCTGTTCTTTGGATACCCTCATTCTCAACAATTGGGGTCACACCAACGTATTTATGGGTAGGTGCTTTTTTTGAAACTTCTAACATGACTTCTTTTAAGTTGTCAATTCTAGCATCGTCTCTAAGGAGTTGTCTATATTCTCTAATTTTATCTGAATATTTGACCTTTTCTTTGTATAATTTATCATGTTCTTTTTCAAGTTCATCTAGTTGGGTTAATAATCCTTCATCGGAAATGTATTCTTGCTTAACTTCATCCCAAATATTGAAGAATCCTTGTGCTACCTTACGATATGTTGATTCGCTATAGGATTCGCCAAGTTCATTTCCACACACTTCACCTGCCATTTCTCTAGTGAAGTGTGGAGTGTCTCTATAATATTTATACACTCTCCAAATAAAATGTTCCCTACTCTCATTCTTCGCCTTCTTCAACTGGTTCTGCATTCAAACCTCCATTGTCTTGCTTTATAGTTTCCAACTTGTTTTTCCAATATTCCTCGCCACGTTGAGCGTACTCATTTTCATCAGATACCAAATCAACCATACTTAAAACATCGGCAGGGGCAAGTGTTTGGGTCGCATTCAGTACTTGGTAAGATTGAGCTTTAACCAATAAATTGTGATTCTTATTTCTACTGAATTTGATGTCTACATTTCTTAAGTCTATATCAATGATTCCCATATTGCGTAAAATTGAAAGTATGATTTTAAGACTTTGTTTTTCAGATTTTTTAAAGGTTAATTCTTTATTCTTAACCAATAATTCTAAATCAGCCCAACCATCACGCATTTCGACTGCTTGTCCAGTATCAGCCCCACCACCAGAGTTTCCATCTCGACTTGGAACACCAACAAGTGTATCCAATAAGCGTTCTAATTTGTCAAGATACTCACCAATACCTGCTTGGTCTAGAGCATTTTTAATAATGTCAACTTTTGATTTTTCTTGACCCTTACTGTTTAACATTACAACCCCAGCTTCACGCATTTCTTGATATGTGTCGCTGTCGATTTCAACGTTTGTGAACACTAATAACGACTGTACAACCTGTTCAATATCGTCAAGTCGATTGGATTGCGTATCGTTAATTGCATTCATAATAGACATAAATAATTCCCAATCACCAATTCTGGCTTCATTGTTGGGGTATTCTATGATTGGAACACCACCAATATTATATGGGTAAAATTCGTATTCACTTGCTTGATTAATAGTCTGCCCTACTGCATTAATTACATATACCCCAAAATCAGTGTATACAAAATATTTCTTTCCAAGTAATTCCTTGTTATTTGCTACCAAATTAATGTAAGTGATTCCTGCAATTGGTTTTTGCAAGACATTGTTATTGTATACCACGTAAGTGTTTTCTGGGTCTAATGATTTTTCTTCAAAAGGAACATCATCGCTGTCATCGTTTACGATAATTCGATACCCAGTGCCAGTGATTGATTGATTTTCTGCAATTTCTTTATCGGTTGACGGTTTATCTTCATATGATACCAATGCGTTTAATTCATCAATTTGTTTTCTAGCAGTCTCGTTAGATTGGATGTATTGGATTGGATTTCCA